AGAAGCTGAGGTAAAATCTATGCTAATACACCTTCTTTTAACAAGAAGAGGTTCTAGATATTACTTACCAGATTTTGGTACAAATTTATATCAGTATATATTTGAACCACTTGATGAAACTACATTGGCTAAAATTGAGAATGAAATTCAGGATGCTGTTGAAAAATATATACCGAATTTAAAATTAAATGCTATTAATATCACAAAAGTTGGGGATGAACCCGAATTTTTAAATAATACCGAAAAGGAACATCAAATTAGAATAAATTTGGATTACACAATAAGCTCCAAGACATTCTCAACGAGCGATAAATTATCAATAACAGTATAAAATGGCAAATAGACAAATAAATTATAGTAAGAGAGATTTTGCTTCCTTAAAAACCGAGCAAATCAACTATATTAAACAATATTATCCTGAAGTTGTACAAAGCTTCAATGATGCGTCAATCCTATCCGTATTTTTGGATTTAAATGCGGCTATCGCTGATAACTTAAACTTCCAGATTGATAGGGCGTTACAGGAGACTGTTTTAGATTACGCACAGGAAAAACAGTCATTATATAACATTGCTAAGACATACGGTCTTAAATTACCCACAAAATCATCAGCGGTTGCTGTTGTTGAGTTTACAGCCCAAGTACCTGTTTTTGGTGACCAAGAGGATATAAGATATCTACCTGTAATTAAAGCTGGTACCCAAGTTTCAAACGGTGAAAACACATATGAATTAGTTTATGATGTTGATTTTAATTTAGCGACTAATAGTTCTGGTAATGTTGATAGAACAAAAAGACCTATTTTTATAAACAACAAAATAACAGCATATTCAATCACAAAAACTGGTATTGTTATCGCTGGTACAACAAAAGTTTATAACCAAACATTCGTAAATTCAATACCTTTTTATAAGATAACATTACCAGAGAACAATATTTTATCAGTTGAATCTATAATTCATAAAGCGGGTACAACCTTTACGGCAACACCAACTGACAGTGAATTTATTAGTAGTCCTAATAAATGGTATGAGGTACCATCATTAGCAGAGGATAGTGTTTTTGTTGAAGATATAAATTCACCAAGAGTAAGCGGTATTGCAAAAGGTATCTACCAAAAAATAGACAAAAGATATATTACCGAGTTTACACCAAAAGGTTTTTGTACAGTAACATTTGGAGCGCAAACTGATTCATCTTTCGATATTTTAGATGACTTTTTAGATGGTGGTACTTTTGATCTTAAAAGTTTTTTAAGAAACGGTAGCCTTGGTATGGCACCAATAGCAAACACAACGATGTTTGTTAAATACAGAATTGGTGGTGGAGTTAATACAAACACTGGCCCTGGTACAATAACAACGATTAACAGGTTAAATTCAACTATAAACGGCCCAGATGCAGCTATTAACTCAACCGTACAGTCTTCGATTGTTGTTACGAACACAACACCAGCTGTTGGTGGATCTGATGAACCAACGGTTGAAGAGTTAAGAAATTACATTGGTTATAACTTTGCCGCTCAAAATAGAGCTGTAACATTGAATGACTATAAAGTTTTGTTATTGAGTATGCCGAGTCAATTTGGTACTCCAGCAAAAACAAGTATAACACAAAAACAAAATAAAATTGAGATTGGTGTCCTTTCATACGATGCTAACGGCCAGATATCAAACACGGTTACATCTTTATTGATGGAAAACATAGCATCTTATTTATCGAAATTTAGAATGATAAATGATTATGTGATTGTTAAACCAGCGGAAGTTATTGATTTAGGTTTTGAGATTGGTGTTTTGGTTGAGGTTGGCCAACAAATATCAGCTGTATCAAACATAACCACAATTGTTAAAAACGAATTTTTAGATGAGAAAAAACAACTGGGTAAAAGTTATAGTGTTGGTGAGATGATTAAAAAGATTACACAGGTTGATGGTGTTCTAAATGTTAACTACGTTAAAGCATTTAACAAAACTGGTGTTGGTTACTCAACAAACACAACCAGTCAATCTTTAATTGATTCCGCAACTGGTGAAATAGATATAACTGGCAATTATATAATTGTTGAGGAGTATCAAATGTTAAACATTAAAAACAGTGATGTCGATATAAAGGTGATACCAGTTATCGCAACAGGAATTAGTTAATTATGGAAAAAAACATTAGAATAGTTTTAAATGATAACCAAACAAATGAGAGGATACAGGTAAACTTAGAAGATGATTTTGATAATCTAGAAATTTTAAGTTTAAAAATATCCAGTACGGATGTTTATAGAAAATCCTCATCTGATTTTGGTGTTATTGTCGGTAGAGTTCAGACAACAAATGGTTACGGTTTGCAAAATGCGAGGGTGTCAATATTTGTACCTATAGATGCTGATGACAAATTAAGACCAGATATAACTGAGTTATACCCATTTGAAACTGTTAATGACCAATTCCCAAATGGGGTTAGGTACAATTTATTACCAAGAAACAGAAATCAAAATCCAAGTCATAGAGCTGTGGGTAATCTCCCGAACACAAGTGATTTTGTTCATTACCCACAATATGCTGAGGTAATGGATAAATATTATAAGTATACAGCTATAACAAACGATTCTGGTGATTATATGATATTTGGTGTACCAGTTGGTTCACATAACATTATGATGGATTTTGATCTTTTTGATACAAAAAGTTTTGAATTATCCGCTAATGATTTAGTTGAATCAACAACACAATACACTAGTATAAGAACAATAGCTGAATCAGTTAGTTCAGCCACTGGTTCTGATATAAATAAAATACCAAATTATGTTTACCAGGCAGACGGTACTTTTAATGTTGAAGTTAAAACCAACATTAATGAGATGCCTAATATTTTTAACGAGGTAAAACAAGTTAATGTATCACCTTTTTGGGGTGATGATGTTGAACATGACGTTGGAATAACAAGATGTGATTTTAAAGTAAACTACAAGTATACCCCGACAGCGGTATTTTTCGGTTGGGTAGCAAGCCCAAGCGCTGGGTTTTTTATAAACTATGATAACACCTTTAGTAATTTTGATAACGAACCCATAGAATTATATGGTTTTGATAAATCTTTAAATCGTGACACATGTGCGGTTTGGCCATTAGATAATATGGTTGTTGTTGTTTATAGGTTGGATGATAAATTGGTTGAGGGTAGTAGGGTGAGAGTTGGCGCTTTTAAAGCAGAAACTTCTACAGGTATATTCAGGATATCACTACCAATGTACATGGATTATTATAAATTAACACAATTTGGTGATCTGGTACCAACCGATGATACTGAAAATAGTATACCAACAAAAGGTTATTATGCATTTGAATTATATGAGAATGGTGAGTCTTACCAAACTAGAATACCTTGGGGTGGTTACCGAATAACACCAACACCAGGTATTAGAATACCAGCATCAAGAAATGGTGAACCATTGACAGGTGGTTGGGAAGGTACAAAAAATAGTCTGTTTGAATACGATTTAGTTAATAGAAAAAGAAAGTTTTATACCATAAAAACTAGGTATAATAAACATAGGGCTACCAATGTAGCGTCTGCTGGTAGTGAATTAAGATATTTCCCTTCAATAAACCCAAATAAAGATATTGCTTGGAATTTTCCTGTTAGTAGAGAAGATGCGATTTATGTTAATGATGTTGAAATAATCGGATCAACTTTAATACCAAGATATTATTTTGATTTTGCGCCTGGTCTTGATTTTAACAAAATAGATTACACCAACGATAATTATGATAAAAATTATGATCCAGCGACTCGTTTTCCAGATAAAGTTATAAATTATTTATGGATAGACCCGCTTAATTCTTTTAATGAAAAAGTTAAAGATTATGAATACCATGTCGGTATTGGTAGTGGTTTATTTGGTTTAAATCAGGGTAAAGTGTATAGCCAAATATTTAGGGCTGATGATTTTTTAGATTACCAAACTGGTACTAATTTTTATGGTGATGGTAGGACATATAATTTTGGTGATAACTCAGACGGGCCATTAAACTTAAGTTTATTTGCTATTGAATTAGCAAAGAGACCCGATGCAACAGTAAACGATTCTGGAGTACACAGAAGATTTACTCAAGCGTATAGCCCAGTAATAACAGCTGGTCCTTTTATATCGTCAACTGATTTTCAAAACAAATTCCCTGTTTTAGAAACATCAATATATGATATTACAGATGAATTAAAAGATTTAATAGATAATAAAGTTTATACCTCATACGGTTTTTATACTGGTAATGAAGCACCAACCGCATTTAACCCAGATGTGTCAAATAGATATAACGGTAATTACTATTATTTTGGTTATTGGGATGGAGCTAATTGTTTAAAATCAATAGAAAAAAATTATTTTACAAACAATGAGTAACATAATAGAAGTACTTGGTGAAAAAAAGTTTTTTGGTGGAACCAATGAAACATTAAAATCTAGAGTGATATTAGAGCAACCTGCTATGGTTAGAAATGAATATAATTTATTCACTAATATATCACAGGATGATCAATATGTTAAAGAAAAAAATGAAAAT